GGACGGCATTTTAGATAGCAACCTACAGCTACACAATGTTATAGAGTCCTGTAGGGACGGCATTTCAGATAGCAAACACCGACCAGTCCATAATCAGACTCTCGTAAAATGGGGGAACGCCTGAACGAATAACTGGCATTCCCCCAAAATATTGAGTCACTCTTTTGATAATGAACTTAATGATAGTATCCTAGCTATCATCTATGCCTATGTATTTCAGTTTATATTTTTGGCTGTTAAGATTCATGATTCCAGCATTAATGTCCTTCCAATCCGAGTCCCATCGGGACGGCATTTTAGATAGCAACCTACAGCTACACAATGTTATAGAGTCCTGTAGGGACGGCATTTCAGATAGCAAACACCGACCAGTCCATAATCAGACTCTCGTAAAATGGGGGAATGCCTGAACGAATAATTCTTGACACTATTTACCTAAAGCCAAAACTCGCCATAGTGAGGATTTATGAAAAGGAAGATTGATTCGGCCGATGATATTGCCAGTGCATTTTCTATGCGCTGCAATGAGCCTTGCTGTGTTTATCCTGCGGCCTTTGGGCTCTGGGACATACGCGGCTTGCCACTTGGGATACGTCTGATCTTTGTGTTGCGGTTGTCCTTAGGGCTATATCAATGTGCCGCCGATTCATAAGACCTTTTGTGAGATTGATGTTTCTGTTATTCCTAAATAAAATTGAAAGAGATTCTAAGGGAGGAATCATGAAAAGAGCACTCATTCTTTTAGGCCTCGCTTTGTGCATCCTGTGTTTCACATCCTGCGAGGAGAGCAGCAAAAGCGGTATGCCTACCTTGATGGAGGTAATGCTGAAACCCAGCGAAGATTTTTATTTGATCCTGGAGTATCGTAAAGAGCATGATGTACAGCACATCGACATGTATATAGAGCTACTCAGCAAAAACAGATTGAGCTCGCTGGCTCTCAACGAAATTCCACTACTGCCAGACTACTTTTCTTACGATGCGAATCAGGGTTACTATAGGTATGTCTTTGGTTTGGGCCTTAATGATAATGTGTTTATCGGCGATTATGATGAGGAGCTGGACTATCACTTAGTTTTTGAGAACAAGGTAGCTCGCGGAACTCTGCGCATTCCTTCCGAATATCACTGCGCTCCCCCTGAATTTGACCATGATCAGGATTACGAGCTGGACTGGACTCTGCAGCATAATCCCAGGATGCAAAACATTAGTTTTTCTCTGAACATCGATAGTGGAAGCTGGGCTGATTTTGTCAGAGAATTGAAGGTTGATCAGCGGCACTGCACTCTGAACAAGGCAGACTGGGAGCATCTGGGAAGGCTAAGCAGGGGTAGATTTACCTTAGAAGCCAGCAATTACCATTACACCAATGGCGGTCTGGTATGGATCATTTCTTCATTTAGATACCAAGGTGCTTATGCCGGGACTCATCAGCGGGACTCTGGGGTGGATCGCCTTGAGAAGCTGCTCAGTGGGGAGATAGTGCTACCCAGATGATAATTGATCGTTTGATTCAAGGAGGAATCATGAAAAGAGCTCTATTTATGTTCACTCTGCTACTTTCCATTTTGTGCCTCACATCCTGTGACAGGCGCAGCGGCAAAGGTTTGCCCTCGATGTTTGATGCATACATTGAACCCGAGGAGGATTTTTATCTGATAGTGGAATATTACAATGATCTCGATAGCGATTACGGGAATATGCGCGTGGACCTTGTAAGCAAGTACCGGCTGCAATCGCTGCGTTTGAATGAGACCCTGCTCCCCATCTATGGTTTCAACTACCTGGAATCATCCGGAGCTTATTCATATAATTTTGATCTTTCGAGCCTGCACGGAGCCTTTATCGGTGACTACAACGAAGAACTGGCCTATCGGATAATGTTTGAACACAAAACCGTAAGCGGGCTATTGCAGACCCCGGCAGAATACTCCTGCGAAATACCGGAATTTGATAATGAACAGGATTACACGGTAAGCTGGACTCTGGGGAGCAATCCACGGGCACAACAGATCGATCTCAGCATGTATATAGACAAGAATATTTATTTCTCGTACAGTAAAAAGCTGACCCCATCGAGCCGCAGCTATACTCTACCCAAAGAAATGTGGAATGAGCTGGGTGTGGCTACAAATGAAGACGTTAAGCTCCAGGCCAGCAACTATCAATATACCCAGGGGGGATTGGTGTGGATCATCTCTGCGGGTGGATATTCGAATTGGGGCTATAACAAACAGAGGAAAACAGGACTGGAACGCATTCAAGAGCTGATCAACAAAGAAATTGCGCTGCCCAAGTGATGCAGACTTGAACTGTGAGAAAACATACGTTCTGCTTTGGGCTGTTGCTGCTGCTCTTGGCCGGATGCGCTTACAACGACAATAGCCATCTGCGCAGTGCGGTTCCACTGAATGCCGGGCAAAAGGTCATGGGTTTGGGCTACACTAATGCTACGCCCCTATATTCCTTACATGTCTTCGAACCGGCAGAAATCAACAGCACTATCCATGCCGCAGAGTCCAACGAATATTTTGGGCATGCTCCACTTTCATTCGATATAGGTTTGAACAAAGACTTCCTCTTGGGCATAGATATGGGAGTAAGATATGGACCCCGTTTTGAAAGGAAACGCCAGGATGAATTCTTAGAGCCGTTAAAGCTTAACAGCCCTTTTATCAAAGCAAGCGTCCAAAAATCTGCAGATTGTGGTCACGGTTTCTGGGCTGCACTCAGTCCGGCATCCTCCGGCTACGATGTGATTCCTGTCACACGCCTTACTTTTGATCTTGTTTTTAACTTGTGTTTAACTCGAGCTGACTCGAAGCTTCGAGTGGACTCGAGTTAAACGCAAGTTAAAACTAAATTGAAGGTATGGGCTTGCGCCAAGAGTGAGATCTGCCATCCTCCGGCTAATATCTCATCTTGCAAAGGCATGAGACTTCGATTATCACATAAACAGTATGATAAGTCGCAGCAATTAAGGAGACTGACATGGCTGATCTTATAGACATAAAAAGTATTGCCTCGGCCCAGGATTGGATGCTTGCTGGATTGGATGCGTCTCGCATCCAGCAAGGCCGGAGGCCTTGAAAATTGAGCACGTCCCGTGCTCTGCAGGCGAGACGCCTGCAATCCAGCAACTCTACCAGCGCTTTAGCTGTTTGACAAGGGCGGGCACGATCTCAAACAGATCACCCACGATCTCAAACAGATCACGCCGTCCTTTTGCTCGGCAAAGACCCAGATGTCTTGATAGTCCGCTGTATTCACGCTGCTGTGGACAACCTTTTGCATCACAATGGCATCTACCGGGCAGGCTGGCACACAGGCACCGCAGAGGGTGCATTTATCCAGGTCTATCACGGCAATATGCTCCTGCATCGTAATGGCATCGTAGATGCAAGCGCACTTGCAGGCTGTGCAGCTGATGCACTTTCGGGCTATTACTTCAATCAGCCTTTATCTCCTGATTTGGAATCACTTCTCCGGTTTCCGGTCAAGACGATACCCGCTTTTTAACAAGGTCTTGTTTCACCAAAACAAACTTGCAGTTCTTCACCTCAAAATATATATTACTGACTGCTTATGAATATTTCAAGCAGCCTGAGATATGATAAGTCAAGCCCGGAAATCTTGCCATAACTATCTATAAACCCTCAGCCCAAACTTCAAATCGTCCTCACTTGGACAAATGGGGATAAAGCCTTATGCGGTGCGGATATATAATGGACTATGTTTGGACTTGGACATTGGGAATTTGGACGCTTCTGGACGTTATTTAATCACCGATAACTTCAAATAGCGCTGATTTTGGACTGGATTTGGACATCTGCCACCTCCAGCCCAAATTACCGAATTAAAAAAGCCGCAACTGAAGTGACAAAACTCCGATCAGAAATTTATCGAGACCCTGATCTTGGTCTATAATCTGCACTTTGTAGTCTAAATTAAATGGCTGTTAGATAATACGTTTATTGACAGGGTCGAGTTCCACATTCTTTAGTGCGACCCCGTCTTTGTCACGTACCGTACTGACCTTTTCATTTGCCATTTCCCAGTACATCTCCTGTTTGATGATCACAATGTCCTCATATAGAATGTTGGGCTCCAAGTTATGTCCATTTACTCTAAATGCCATATAGTTATCGGCGCTACCGGGGAGCAGTGAACGAGCCAGTTCAATATTCTCGCCTAAATCCCGAGCATCTCTGATATCCTCTCGCGGTCCGGCTGAAATTTCGCCAAGAATCTGCAGGATAATCGTGCGAGTGTAATCGATTGTAGGGGCTTGGATTAGCCCGTGCGACTGTCGACCACTTTCATTTTCTCTTCCAGTCTCTCCTTCATCCACCCGTCAAAATCCTTCACAATATGGGTCGTACCCTTACAGGTTTAAAGACAAGCTTCGATAATCTCGGTTTCCTGCATTTTGAGTAAAAGATCAGGATCGGGATACCTTCATCAAGCTAAATAGCGGGATGAAGATGATCATGATCAAGTATTTTCCCGAAACAGAAACTCTGATGGCATTCGTGCCGTCAAGATTAGCACCCCCTAAGAAATGTTCCGGAAAGTTCCGCCAAGAGGTGGAAAGGACTTCCCAAGATATTGGATGTATGGAAGTTAGCACCCCAACAATACTATACAGAGAGGTGAAAATGAACGCTAAACAGAGTCGAAAACCAGGCTGCGATGCCTGCTCGATGCAGAATGTCCAAGTCCAAACTATTCCGATCGGACTTGGACAAAACAGCATCCAACACTCACTGCGTATAGCTTCCGGGCATAATATCCGTTCTTTTGCGGAATTTGTGTCCAAGTGCTACGAAAAATGTCCAAGTCCATGTCCAAGTCCGGCAGTTTGTCCAAGTCCGAAAGGATTGAAATGTCCAAGTCCAAACTCTGAGCTTTGTCCAAGTCCAAAATCAAAGAATGGAAAACCGGTAGGTGAAGTAATGGAGAACGACCAAGTAATGATCTGGCTACCCTTGGCAAGAGTGGCTGAGATCTCAGGCAAATCGGTAAAGACGATACGCAGGCTGGTGAAGGAAGGCAGCCTGGCAGCAGTTAATAGAACTGTAGCCAGTGGCAAGTGCCATACCACCAAGACCTTTATCTTTGTACACGGTGAGCTGCTCGACATCGAGATGGCTTACCGTACTAATCATGGTCAGCAGGCAGTAAGTCTGGCTCCGGAGCGGATAGACATCGGCTCCGATCTGCGAGACTGCCTGTTTATCACATCATATATAAGGGTGTGAGAGGCATGATGGCTACTTATGATGATATCCTGAACAATATAGACAAAGAAGCTTACAACCGGGAAGCCGATAAGATCATGGCACTGGTGAGAGCTGGGCACAAGATTACGATAGTTAAGCCTACTGCAGGCACTCCTAAATCTATCCAATCGGATAAGAAACTGATCAAAACAGCGAATCGCATGGTTTCAAATCTACCAGAACCGATAATCGAATCTTCCAGTATCCCTGAGCCAGATATTCCCGCTCCTCTATATAAGGAAGTGGATGCCGACATTAACCTTGAACCTGAAGCAAAAGAACTACTCAGTTGCATGGCTGAGGCTCAACTCTATGCCCAATTCTGCGAAACGGTCTTGGAGAGGCTGGAGGACAGTGAAGCCAGACTCGAGACCTGGAACCTGATCGCTGAGGAATACAACAGTGGTAAGCTGGTGCCGGAGCTATTCAAGATGCGGGGCAAGAGAACGGAACGCTCACTGCGAAAGTGGATCGACCTGTACTTAGAGACCAACCGTAATATGTTCTCTCTGATCCATAAAAGCCGCAGCCAGAATAAAGGACGCAAGGTAACCTACCTCGAACAGCACTTCCTGTTAAAGCTGCTACTCACTCCTCAGAAGGTTAAGATATATACCGCAGTAACCACTATCAAAGCCTACGCCCGTATGGGAGCCCTGGAATCACCCAGTTCGGTACCGACTCTGGTGCGCTGGTGTGATGATTGGGTTAGCAATAACAAAGCGGTCTGGACCCAGGCAAGACTTGGCAGCAAGGCAGTGGCAGAGGATATCGTCAAAACCATCCATAGAGACAATAGCCTGCTGAATGTGGGTGATGTATGGGTGGCAGACGGACATACCCTTGCCTTTGATATCATTAACCCCAAGACCGGGAAAGCCCAACGCATGACCATGATCATGGTGATGGACTGGGCAAGCAGATATCCGGTGGGCGCATCGCTTGCTTTTACCGAGGACAGTCAGCACATCCAACTTGCCTTCCGAAACGGCTTCCTCAATTGGGGTGCCCTACCCAAGTATGTCTATCTGGATAATGGCAAAGCCTTCCGATCCAAGCTGTTCAATGAGAAATGGCAGGAGCATGACCTCTCCAGTGACCTGGCAGGCATCTTCCCAAGACTGGGGATACAGGTAGCCTTCGCAGAGAGCTATAATGCCAAAGCCAAGATCATCGAGAGATTCTTCAAGACCTTCCAGGAGCAGTTTGAACGCTTCATCGGCACCTTCCGGGGTGCTTCGATAGCTGATAAACCTGCCACCCTGATGCGTAACGAGAAGTGGGCAAGGAAGATGTATGAAGCTACTCCTCCCACTATCGAGGAAGCGATGCAGATGATCGGGTTCTATGTCAGATACATCTATGGTGAGAACCCGCATGGCGGATTGAACGGCAGGAAGCCTTATGAGGTATTCAGCAAAGCCATGCTGCCGGAAGATCGCAAAGTTGAGACCAATCGACTCAACTACCTGATGATGTCCGCTGTCCGCAAAACGCTCCGCAACAATGGTATCATGCTTAATAAACTGCAATACTGGGATACAGCCCTGATGGAGCATATCGGCAAGGAAGTGGTAATCAGGTACGATCTGGCAGACTTAAGATGGATCGCAGTCTATGACCTGCAGGACAACTTCCTCTGCCAGGCTGAGGTTCGTAAGGCTCAAGACCCCTTCATCCACCTGAGTATGGACAATCCCATCTCCCATGCCGAGTATCAGAAAGAATACAAAGCCATCAAGAGGCACCAACGGCAGATAGCCACCCGCACCAAGATGGTGGTCAAGAACTCGCAGGAGATAGTCCACAGACTGCTCAGGCCCCTGCCTGCCTTGGAAAGCAATCCCACTTTCAAACAAGCTCCCATCCTGACTCAGCCTACCAGAGAATCGGAAGAGCTGATGCAGCAACTGGAACAGCAGGTGATCAAACAGATCCCCATCCAAGAGGAAGAGCCAAAGCAAACTGATATCCCCACCCTGATCGATGGCGAGATCAAACCCAAGCAAAAGAGCTTCGATGAGATGCTCAAGTTTATCGGAATCAAGTAGGAGGAACCATGAAACAGAACAAGCTCGTAAAGATAAGCAACGTAGTGGAAGCCGACCAGTGCATCCAATACCTGCTGCGCAGACCCAAGATGGAGATGGTGGGACTGGGACTGATCTATGGCAGACCCGGACTCGGCAAGACCACCTATGCTCAACGCATTGCCTTCCAGAGGAACTATGTCTACCTCAGGCTGGAGTCGATGACCACACCCAAAGCATTCTCCACCATGCTCCTTACCGCACTATACAGGAAGTTCGACCTCGGCAACTTTATCCCCAGTGGATCGACCAACAACCTCTTCAAACTCAGCATGCAGATACTCGATGAGCATCCCGATACGGTGATCATTATCGATGAGATCGACTATGCGTTCAAGCTCGATAAAATCCTGGGTGCCATCCGGGACATAGTGGACGAGACCTTGACAATCATCATCCTGGTCGGTATGCAGAATGCCAAAGACCGCCTCTCGCAGATCAGTGAATACTACTTCGACCGCTGTAATGCCTTCCATGAGTTCAAACCGCCTACAAAGCTCGACCTCAGGCTCTTAGCCGATGAGATCATGGATATCCCGGTGGAAACCTCACTCATCGACCGCATCTATGAACATGCCAAGGGCAGCTTAAGACGTGCCATCAAGATCATGCATGGCATCGAAACGGGAGAGTTCGACCTATCCAATGGCACCGTACCGGTACAACTTCTTGAGGAAGCCCAATGACCACTAAAGACTTGGCACAAAACTTTGTGAGCCAGTTCAACAAGCCATTTGATCTGGGAACGATATCTTCATTGATAGGTCGTTCTCCCAGGTCTGTGAAGCCTGTGCTTGCTGAACTGCTCACAGCCAAGCAGATCAAATTAGTCGATCCGGAGCAAGGCATCTATGTGCGGGATAACCGCTATCTTACCAGTGTATGTTACCACCAGAAAGGTAACTGGCAATTTAAACCGGAGGCTGCTGCTGCTCTTCTTGATCATATCGAAAAAGGCAGTTACACGTCTGTCAGAGGAGTGGCGAAAGACTTTCCCCGCAGTCGGCAGTGGGTATTCGTCTATATGGAAGCTTTGGCTTCAATGGGAATCTTAGACTACGAAGAGTGCTATGTCGTTAGAACCAGAGATAATCTGAAAGAGATCGGTAAAGTGGTCAAAAAAGGTGCTCTCAATGATCTGGGATACAGGTCAACCCCAAGACCGAGAACTTATGAGCCGGTGCATGGAGAGGATGAGGAGACTCACCTCAGAAGGTTATCTGAAGCACGCGCAAGATTGGCTGAGTTCGAGAAGTTTAAACTGAAAATCTAAGGATATACAGGAGCATTCTATGGAACAGGAACTTAGGGAACGAAAACTACGTCAACAAATCCATGCTATCAGGGTCAAGAAGTTCCACTGGCCCCTGGATGGCTTCAAGTTTATCATGAACGGTCTCGGCTTCGGAGAATCACTAACTGCACTACATGAAGATAAGCTCCTTGAGCTGAAATCGCTCATGACCAAATACCGCAAGCATGGCAGACCGCTGGAGTTCAACTATGACAGACAAGGCAAGTTCATGCATGCCCTGATGAAGTCTGCCGGATGGACAGAGAAAGACCTGCGGGCTTTCATGATCATCCACTACCAAAAGACCCATTGGAACCTGCTCGATTCCAAAGAACGCAGGGCGATCATCGCCATGCTCCAGAAGTATGCCAATAAACAAGCAGATAAGCAATCTAATCAAGATACAGCAATTAATCCTAAGGAGGATTCAAATGAGTAGAAAGTCTACCAAAGCCCCCAAAGAACGCACCCTCACCGATGCCCAAGGACGGGAGATATCCGTTAAGGTGCTCCACCAAGACATCATTGAACGGGAAGCAGCCATCAACAAAGCGATGGATAGTGCTCTCAAACTGCAAGAACGTATCATCGCAGACAAACAGAAGATCATCAGCATCGTCGAGGACTACCTGAGTGAAGCAGCCAGGCGTAATGGACTCGAGTGGAAGGGTAATGCCCTGCTGATCAGCTTCAATGAGAAATACCGCATCGAAATCCGTTACCGGGAGAAGATTCAGTTTGGCATCGAACTGCAGCTTGCCAAGCAGAAGATAGACGAGTGCATCAAAGCCTGGTCTGCTGACTCCAGTGACAATCTCAAAGCCATCATCAATGAAGCCTTCCAGGTGGATAAACGCGGACAGCTTGCCCGTTACCGTATCTTCGCTCTGCGCCGTTACAAGATCAAAGACCCGACTTGGAAGGAAGCTATGGAACTGATTGACAAAGCCATCCTCGTCACTTCTACTAAGCAATACATCTCTTTCGCAGTGCGAGACGAGGCCGGTAACTACAACAAGGTAGTGCTGAACTTCAGTGCCCTGTAGATACTGTCTCATGATAGCCCATCCTGATTTGATCAAAGCAAGGGAGATTGAAACATGGCATCCATAGAATCGATAACAGCAGAGGAGCCAATGAAAGTGTTCGACATCAATCGCAACTACCGGCCTGACGAAGTGGCTGCCGCTCTCCGAGTGAGCAGGAAAACCGTCTATCGTTGGATCAGAGATATTGCCAACCCTCTGCGAGCCTTTCGTACTACTGAAAACGGACAGCTGCGCTGCTCCGGGAAAGACCTCAACCAATATGTCCTCAAGAATCAGGTTAAGCCCGAATATGAGTAACTCCATCGAGTTCCGCATCAAGCGGGACAACTGCAAAGAAGCCTATCTGAACGGCAAGACCGAACCCACTGAACTGGCGGTGATCTTCGGAGTATCCGATATCACCGTCCGCAAGTGGATTAGGAACGGCAAGTGGGACGAGTTGTTCAAGGAAGAGCGTAAACTCGACCATGAGATCAACTTGGCTCGCAAGAAAGCGCTCATCCAAGCTCTCCGGGAATATGCCAAGAACCCAGCAGATACTGCTTTGCAGAGCCTCGTAAGTCTGATCAAGCAGAACCAGAAAGACGCTGAGCCATCCAAGGAACTGAACGACTATATCGTCCGCTTCCTGGATCAGGTGACCGACTTCATGATCGAGAAAGGGCACGAGACCTTGCTTAAGCAGTTTCAGAGCATCGTGATAGATCTTGCCGAGTACTTGAGGAACAGAAATGGATAGATTTACAGCCACGGACATGGTTGCCTCCAAACACGCCTCTCAAGCCATCCTGCCTACCCTCCAACGAGTGGAGCTGCTTCCTCCTGCTCCACGACATCCTGCCTGCCTGACAGCGGAGCCGATCCCCTCGGCTCCGCTGATCCTTCCGGAAACTCGGGGTCCCCGACCAACAGCTTGCTGGGGGTTGGGGTGATACCCGGTTATGCCTAAGAAGTTCATTCAGCGACATAACAAGGCACTGGCGGAGATCGCTTCAAAAACGATCTCCGTCTTGCCTTTTATAGACGATAATCCTGAAGCCAAGTCTGACAGGATCAAGCGAACCACCGGAGAGGGCTGGGATGCTTTCTCGTTCTTCTGCCATACCTATTTCCCGCACATCTTCCCCCTACCTTTTTGCCCAGCACATGAGACTATGTTCGATGAGACTGATAAGGGCTCAGGTATCATCGGAATAACGGGTTTTCGTGGGCTGGGCAAAACGGTACTCATGGGTGTGGTCTATCCGATCTGGAGAATCATCAAAGGCGAACGATACGTGATCCATACTGCTGCAGACGTAGATCTGGCACAGGAGCGCACAGCGTTTACTTTACATGAGCTTCAGAACAATAAGCGGCTCACAATGGACTATCCTGAGCTGCAACCAGTGGATGCCTTTGATCTGGACTTCTATCTCAAGAATAAAGCCAGGATCAGAGCCAGGAGTATCAAACAGAGTCATCGTGGAACGATCAATCCCAAGACTGCCAAGCGTCCCGGGCTCATTGTCTGTGATGATATCGATAAAGAAGAGAACATGGGTAACCAGTCCATCGGTAAGAGACGCATGGAGAAGATCACCCAGGAGCTTGCCGGAGCTCTCTCACCCGAGGGAAATGGCAAGATCGTCTGGCTCGGTAACCTGGTGCACCCCAATTACTCAATCTGCCAGTTTCAGGAGCTCATATTAGGCGATTTACGGGAAGATAATCCAGAATTAGACGTTACCTACCAGATTGCATTAAAGACCCACCAAAAGGCGATATTACGCTTCTCTCTCGAAGATATGCATGGTAAGTCCATCTGGGAGGAGCAATACCCTACTGCCACTCTGCCAAACCTGCGAGCCAAGTTCGGTCATACCGGCTATCAGAGGGAGATGCTTGGACAGCCGGTAATCGAAGGTAACATCTTCAAGAACCACTGGTTCACCAAGTATAGAACCTTACCAGAACCATCCCAGATGAAGCGGGTCTGGCTCTATGCCGATCCAGCCTGGGGAGAGAAGGGCTGCTACAAGGCTGTTATCTCCATAGGCTATGATGGAAACCGTTTCTACGTGCTTCATGTCTGGATACGTCAGACTGAGAACACCAAGTTCTTCAGATACTACTATGATGCTTATCAGGAATTGGATAGAATCTACAGAGTGAAAGCCAGGGCAGCCTGTGAAACCACCTATGGACAAGCTCGTATCCTGGCTGACTTCGATCGGTGGGCAACTGACAATCATCTGCCACCAATTAGTCACAGAATCAAGCGTATCGATAACAAAGACAACAAGAACCTCCGCATCGAGAGAACCGAAACTATCATAGAGACGGCCAAGGTACTCTTTCCGGATGGACAGGATACTCCCACCCTCATAAGTCAGTTCCTCACTTATCCTGATGGGTATATTGATGGCTGTGACGCTCTTGCCGGATGTCTGGAACGCTTCTCTGAATACGACATTGGCAGGAACAGAGTCAAGGTACGGAGGTTCAGTTTCTAATGAATTACTATGATCAGCTTATGCTTGAGTACTACCGGGTCCTGAATAATGCCTGGAAGACCGAGATTAGAGATGCGACCCGGCTTGCCATCCAGATGCTGAGTGACATGCCCCGAGCCGAGAAACTTAACCAGAACTCATTAGATAAGCTTATGGGCATCATCAATAACCAACTGGGAGATGACTTCGCTACACTGGTCAATGAGCCCACCAAGGCGATAATAGACCGCTGTGTGCGGCTTGGACTGAGAGATACCCAAGTGCAAGCCCCAACCAAGACCAGCATCGGGCTCTGGGGCATTGAAGATCAGCACTTGTCATCCACAATTCAAAAGCAGCAGTTGTTTTGGATCGGAAATCACTTCGATGCAGACATCCGTCAGAACTTCGCAGACACTCTCTAAAAAGCCATCGAGAAGGGATATACTAAGGAGATGCATGCCAATACCCTCAAAGACCAGTTCAATGACCTCGCCAATAGATCATCCAACTACTGGCAGGGACTCGCAGAGCATACAGCCCTACGAATTAGGGAGTTCGGAAGGCTGCAAGGCTACAAGAAAGCCAAAGCCAGATACTACAAGCTCGTGGTGATCCTGGATGATCGCACCAGTGACTTCTGCCGGGCATTGGCTGCCCAGGATAAAGTCTATCCACTAGACGACGCCCTGGAGGTGATGGACAACCTCATGGCTCTGGATACCAAGTTCAGCAGCCTGGATGATGCCCGGGAATACATCAAAGCACTTGCACCCTGGATCAAGGACGATCAGATCGAATATGACTCGGAGATGAACCCTGTAGGCGTCTCCGGAGCGCATACACCGTTCCCACCCTTTCATTGGAAATGCAGGACGACAACGGTTCTGGATCGTTAAAAATAGGAAGCCCGGCTCTTCGAGCAAAATGTCTACCAAGCCGGGCTTGTCGTTTCTCTTTGTCCCTTTTCGGGAGCAGGATAGAAATCTGGATTTCCCTTTGATGATCTGCCGTGTAACCAGGACAGATTCTTTTCTCGAAGATACTGAGAACGCGGAAGCCTATGTTGTTGTTCGTGTTCGTCGCATTGTTGTTGTTACGATTCGAAACAGTGCAGTTGCTGGCATTGTTGCTCCAGCTACCGCCGCGTTTCACACGGTTTGATCCGCTTGCCGATTTCTACCCCAAATTGCTTTTGAAAGATGATCGCTGTCTGCAAAGCCGATGAAGCCCAGACGGCTGCGAGTGCTTTGATATAACTGTTCAGCAGTGATCTTTCCCAGGATGAATGCATGCTCGGTGCTTGCCATACCCTTGATACACCTGCTCAGGTTTTCATGACGCAGCCGGATTACCCCCGGAAAAACTCTATAGCCCAAAAACGGAATACCTCTATCACAGCGATTGATTTGCACGGACTTGGGCTTGATCTGTAGGGCAAGCTCGTCTGCCAGAAATTCTTCTATTTGAGCAAGGGCACACTTTAACCTATCCGAAGTATCCGAAAACAGGATAAAGTCATCCATGTACCGCACATAAGCAGAGAAACCAAGCTGCTGTTTGATATAGCCATCAAGCTTATGCAGATAGATATTGGCAAAAAACTGCGAAGTGAGATTTCCCACCGGCAATCCCCTTGCTGCATTTGCTATTGAACCCTCATATCCTTTCATGCTTTCGGTCTGGTTACTCAGGATGGTAGCACATAAGGAAAGCACTTCATTATCTTTGATCTTGCGCCGGATCAATTCCAGCAAAATCTCGTGTTCCACACTGGCAAAAAACTTCTGGATATCCAGCTTCATATACCATTGGTACCTGCGTGAATAGTTTTGCGCTGCGCTTACTGCCAGATGCAAGCCCTTATGCTTACGGGTGGCATATGAATCCTTGATAAACATCGCCTCAAAAAAGGGCTCAATAATATTCACCAGGCCATGGTGCACCACCCGATCCCGAAAAGCAGCCACACTAATGACCCGTTGCTTTGGCTCCCTGATCATGAAATATCGATAGGGCTGCGGTTGATAACGGTGTTCTTTCAGCTCTGCCTGCAATTCGAACAGGTTCTTCTCGCAGTGATACATCCACTCCGCGGTTTCAGCCTTACTCTTCTTGTGCCGGCATGCCTTTTTATATGCCAGATAGAGATTTGACCAGGAGCTCAAGTCATCATAGAGGAAACCAACTCGCTTAGGCACTTTTCAGCCAACCCCCTACCATCTTGCCGCTTTCCATAAGTTCACGGCTGATATACTCATATTGGCTTTCGCTCAGCCGCTGCATCTTGAAGGACATCTGTAAAAGTGCCCGCAGCAGGTCCAACTTCAGATTGATCTTTTGCAGGGTTTCTCGCTTTGACTGGCTATAAATCGCCTGCACGATCAGTTCCAAAACCTCCAGACAGGTGTTGTCTATCTTCTGCGATAAGGAATAGCGCAAGTTCTTCGGGAACCGCTCCGTCCTTGCCATGATCCAGGGCACGATATCCAGCCACTTCACATACAAGGGATAGTTATTCTTGCTGTTCAAGCTCCACCTCCTGCAAGATACGAATAATCGCTTCGCCATACTTATCACCTTTTTGCTTCATTCCCTTAATCGA